TTTCTAGAAGGCATTGGCCGCGACTGTCGCGTGTATTTTGATACCGCTGACGATACCTACATGATTACCACCGACTTCGGGGGTGCGTTGTGATCCTTTTACTTCTTGTCGGATTGCCGGTGCTCGTTGGCGTAGTTCTAGAGTTAGTGTGGAGGTTGGAAAAATGAGCAGTCGCACAAAGAAAATAATCGCCACCATTCTCATCATCGGCGCGGTGTATCTGATTAACAATGCGCTGACCCCTAAGCCCTGCAAGGTTAAGCCTGAGCACATGAGCCAATTCTGCAAAGACCTAATGTATCCATGAAAGGCGAGACAATGGAAAAGACGCTAGACATCATTCTGGAAGAACAGCGCACCAAGATTCTTGGCGATGTGCTGGAGATTATCGGCGGGGCCGAATGGGAGTTTTCTCGGACGAAGCATCCAAACGCTACGCCAGATTGGGAGTTTGCCTTCCGCGCCGGCATGATCCACGCGATGGAGGTTGTGCAAAGTTTTCTCGACAGGGAGGGCGAATGACACACGATGAATTGCTGGAAAAGATAAAAGATAGTTTTACTGATGTTGAGAAGGAGATGGAATGAAGAAGAAGAAGATAGCAATAGCAATAGCAATTTTATTAACGCTAGGTATAGCGACAAGTTATGCCGAGGAAAAATATTGGATTAAAGTAATGAATGTTGTGGGAAGCTATGGATTATCTAAAAGTTGCGATAATCATAATCTTGTCTATGTATATGCAGATAGAAACGATGCTATTTTCGTCATCCCAAAAGGATGTTAAGGAATTAGCATGATTAACAATTGCCAACACGAAAACAGAACTGATATTGGCGGTATGTGTGAAACCTGTAGCGACTGGGATGAAACCTGCGATGATTGCGGTAAGTTTCTTAGCCATCTGGGGGAGGGCGAATGACACACGATGAATTGCTGGCAGAGATAGAAAGACTTGCAGAGAAGGAGTTGCAGAATGGCTCAATGTAATTTCTGCTCGGCCGCAAATAAAAAACTGTTTAAGGGCTTATATATGAACTACCGAGTCTATGTCTGTAAATACTGCATCGTTTCTCAAAACATCGAGGTTGAGAAGGAGAAGGCAAGTGCATAAAGAAATCCATTTGCGTAAAGGCTGGATGATATGGGGATACAGCAAAAGGTTTGGTCTGGGCATCAGTATCAGCAAATACGGCGTGGATATTGACTTTCTGATTTTCTATATTGGCTGGCAACGATAGGTTTGCGCCAGAGTCTCCTAATCCTCTGAGCGTGGAAGGCCATCCCCTAGCAACCTGCGCTGGGGGATATGGTCTAAAATATGAGCACTATTCGCTATCGAAAGGATCGAAAATGAATAGCACGACAATGATTGAAGAAGACCGCAAAATCTCGCGTCATTCCTGCGGTGAGTGGTTATATGCGGGCAACGCCTGCCAAGTCTGCGCCGGACGGGAGAAGGCGCGCTAATACGCGTCAGCCGCAAAGTCCTTGTAATAGCCCTCGCGGTTGGACTTTGCCAAGGAGTAAATGCTCAGGCGGCTTTCGCGCCGTGGGAGAACATCAGCGCTCAGAAATACGCAAAGATAAAGCTGAATAACCCGCGTCAATTTGCCTGCCTCGATGAGCTGTGGACTGCCGAATCTCATTGGAATCCCCGAGCGGTCAATAAGTCCTCGGGTGCGTTTGGCATCGCTCAATTCCTGCCCACGACATGGGGGAACTATAAATTCGAGTACAAGCCCACAAATCCGTTAAAGCAGATAGATTATGGCCTTCACTACATTTCTGTCCGATATGGATCGGCGTGTAAAGCATGGAGTCACGAGAAAAGGCTGGGTTGGTATTGAACAAAGACATCGTGAAGGCCGTAGAGGAGCGCGCCGGACATTACTGCGAAACCTGCGGATTGCCGGCAACTGAATCTATGGCCTTGCACCATCGAAAACTGAAATCCCGTGGGGGCAAGGACTCGGTGGCTAACCTCATCCGCGTTCATCACGAGTGCCATAATCTCGGCTCGATGTCCATTCATGCCCAGCCGACCATGTCCACGAACAACGGCTGGATGGTCTCTAGCTGGCGCGACCCCGAGGATGTCCCGTTTCTCTGCCCCGATGGGTCATGGGCGCTACTTAAAAATGACGGAACGGTGCAAGCCGTAGTAATGTAAGCAATCCCGAACGAAAGGCGAAAAATGAACCAAATCATCATCGAAGGCAATCTCGGCTCTGATCCAGAGATGAAGTTTTTTAAGGACGAATCCCTAGCATCATTCTCCCTAGCGCACACTCCGCGCCAGAAGGTCAATGGGCAATATGAGGATGGCGAGACAATCTGGTTTAAGGTGACCTTTTGGAACTCGAAGTCCGATGCCGTAGTTGATAGCCTGAAAAAAGGTGACAAGGTTTTGGTCGTAGGTAAGTTTTCTCAATCCAGCTTTATCGGCAGAGACGGCGTAGCAAAGACATCGCTGGAAATCTCCGGCACGAGTTTCTCCATCATTCCGCGAGCGCCTAAGAATCAGGCTGCCGTTGTGACCTCCGTACACAAGACCGAGGATGCACCGTGGTAGATGAACTCTGGGACTGCAATCAAGTAGCGGAGCACCTAGGCGTAAATATGAATAACTTACGCCAGCTGCAACACCGCCGCACAATTAGCTGGGTGAAGAAGGAAGGCAAGGCTGTCTATTACCGCGCCGATGAAATCCGTGAATACCAAAAAATACGGAAGGCTCGGAAAACAGTAAAATAGTCTTTATGATTATTAACGAGGAGATAACACTCGCTGAAATAGACGAGGCTATCGTGCATATCTCCGCGCTGATGAAAGAAAAGTACGGCAATAGGCTCTCCCACCAACGGAAGGCCTTTTTACTTGGCGAGTTAGATGACTTGCTGGATGCTCGACTGGAGGCGGTCAATGGGGCGAATAACAATCCTCAATGAAGCCATCCAGAAAGCGATGGTCAAATCTATCGAGGGCGGTAATTACGCATCAACAGCCGCAGAAGCCGCAGGTATTGGAAAGTCCACACATTACGAATGGATGGAAAAAGGCGAACAAGGAATTGAACCTTACGCGGAATATGCGGACGCTATAAAAAAGGCTGAGGCTATTGCAGAATCAAACGCCGTTAAGATTATTCAAGCTGCTGCTCGTGAGAACTGGACTGCTGGCGCATGGTATTTAGAGCGCAAGTTTCCTGATAAGTGGGGACGCAAAGATAAGCTCACTCAGGAGATTTCAGGCAAAGACGGCAAGCCGATAGAAATTGACTCCAAAGCTCTTGTTCTCGCCATGCTAGGACACGCACCGCTGGAAATTGAAAGTCCACCGGTTGAGCTAGAGGGCAACGATGTCGCAGAGTCTATTTGAGCAATTAAAAGACTTACCCTCTGAGCAAGTACGCAGCTATGTAGATGCTTTACCCGCAGAAGCCCTAGATGATTTAACAAAACTGCCATGGTGGTTTATTGGCCGTCCCGAGCAGCAAGAACCCGAGGGTGACTGGAATGTCTGGCTTATCTTGGCTGGCCGAGGCTGGGGCAAATCACGCACAGGCGCTCAATGGATTGTGGATCAAGCTCTCACACATCCCCATGCACCGGACTTAGCTCCTACTGAGTGGGCGATTATTGCCGAGACCTTTACCGATGCCCGCAAGATATGCGTAGAAGGCGCTAGTGGCGTATTACGCGTGTTGAAGAATATGCGACTTGTTGAAGATGAGGATTTTGTCTATAACAAATCGCTCTGGCAAATTATTTTTAAGGACGGGCAGAAAATCCACCTTATCGGTGCTGATAACCCCGATGCTGGCCGTGGCTTGAACTTATCTGGCGTATGGGCTGACGAGATAGGTAAATGGCGCTACCCGTATGCTACTTGGTATGAAGGAATCGCCCCTGCGCTGCGTATTGGGCAAAAACCACGAGCCTGCATCACAACAACTCCTAAGCCCATCAACCTTTTGCGTGAATGGATTGGCCGAACTGATGGCTCAGTTTTCATCACTCGGGGATCAACTTTCGACAACTCCACCAATCTCTCATCTGCCGCATTGCTTGAATTGCAAGCTCGTTATGCTGGAACTCGCACAGGTCGGCAAGAACTTTACGGGGAACTATTAGACGAGTCAGAGTCAGCTCTATGGACTCGCGCCATCATTGAGGAAGGCAGAATTAGACCAGAGAACGCACCGCCGTACTATCGCGTTGTCGTAGCTATTGACCCTGCCGTGACCAGCGGAGAATCATCGGATGAAACAGGCATCATCGTTGCCGGCGCTACGCCTGACGGTCATTACTACATCATCGAAGACGCAACGATGAAGGGCTCACCGGAAGCGTGGATGCGTAAGGCCGTGGAGATGTATCGCAAGCATAAGTGCGACCGCGTTATCGCTGAGACAAATAACGGCGGGGATATGATTGAAGCCCTACTGCGACAGGTAGATGCGAATGTGCCGTATCGCAAGGTGACGGCATCGCGGGGTAAGAAAGTGCGAGCCGAGCCAATCTCTGCGTTATCTGAGCAGAAGCGACTGCACATGGTTGGCGCGTTTCCCGAGTTAGAGGATCAGCTCGTATCGTGGGAACCGGACTCGGATAAATCTCCCGACCGCATGGATGCAATGGTCTGGGCTGTCACCGACCTTATGGGTGGCTCTGTTGCGATGAGGTCACTTGCTGCAATGGCTGACTTCTGCCCATCATGTCGCTTGCCGGTGATTAAGGGAACGAGAGTCTGTCCTCGTTGTAAATCCGCTATTATTACGGAAGCGAATTAAGGGGTCTCATGGGCGTTTACAATCCGACAGTTAATCAGGGCATAGACCTCATTTTCACGACCACAAACACAGATGCCACAGGCACGCCTATCAACATCACAGGCTTCACTATCCGCATGGCCATTAGCAATCAGGTCACCGGCGCTGTTGTTCTAACTTTGACTAACGGATCAGGCATCACCCTGACCTCACCAACAACGGGAGTAGCGACCTATCAAATCACCGGGACACAGACGGCCGCTATTCCTATCGGGACTTATTACTACGGCATCAAGGCAACCTCATCGGGTGGAATTAACTACGACTGGGCAGATGGCTTCCTGACTATCGCTACGGCTCGGGTATGACAGTAGATAACATTACGGTCACTACGACCGTTCAGAATGTCACCGTTAGCACGACAACCCCGACAATCACTATCTCCTCGGTCGGAGTGCAAGGGCCACAAGGCCCAGCCGCAACTATCTTTTACACCTATACACAGAACACGCCTGCATCGGTCTGGACGATAACTCACAACTTAAACGGTTATCCCACCGCTGTTGTTCTCGACTCAGCGGGCAACCAATGTGAAGGAACTATCAGTTATACTAACGCCAATACGATGGTGATTACCTTTACCGCAGCATTTAGCGGTACTGCGTACATAGTCTAGGAGAAGCAATGAGCCGTAAATTTCTTGTCAATCTTGACCTTTCGCAAAACCAGCTTCTCAATGCGACTGTTCAGAACTTAGCCTCAGCCCCTAGCTCGCCGGTCGCTGGTCAGATTTACTACAACACGACCTCAAACAACTTTCAGTATTACAACGGCACGACATGGATTGTCCTTACTAGCTTTAACCCTGCCTCATATTCTCTCAGCCAATTCTCTGCACCAACCGCAGATGTCTCATGGGGCTCATACAAGATTACGAGCCTTGCAACTCCTACTAACTCCACAGATGCCGCAACAAAGGCTTATGTAGATGGCGTAGCGCAAGGCCTGAATGTCAAGGGATCGGTAGTCGCTGCTACCACCGCAAACATCACACTTTCTGGCGCACAGACGATTGACGGCGTTTCTATCGTTGCCGGTAACCGCGTACTTGTTAAGAACCAGAGCACAAACACTCAAAACGGTATTTATGTAGCTTCTGCATCCGCATGGTCACGCGCTACTGACGAACAGACCCCACAACAGGGTGACTTCACATTCGTTGAGCAGGGAACAACACAGGCCGCACAGGGCTGGATTATTTCTAGCGGTCAATACACATGGACACAGTTCTCGGCAGCTGGTGAATATGTCGCTGGTACGGGTATCTCTATCTCAGGCAACACCATCTCCGTTGCCTCAACGACCCCACAAAAGTATTCGACCACTCTCTCCACCTCGGCCACTTCGTACACCATTACCCACAACCTCGGAACGCTCGATGTCTTGGTGCAGGTTTATGCCGTAGCTGACGGATCAGAGGTCACCGTAGATAACCTACGCGCCACGACCAACACCGTCACCCTTAACTTTGCCGTAGCACCTAGCGCGAACGCTTACCGCGTAGTCATCATCGGATAGTCGCATGAGCACACTTGCTCTCGACCCCGTAAATCTCTTGACATCATCGGGAGCGCCGACTAACCCCACGATTCGCACCGGTGACACCTACTTTGACTCAGGCACAAATCAGGTTTATGTTTACACCGGCTCGGCATGGGTGACAGTCGGAACGGCCGTCAATGACCAGAACAACATCATCGCTACTCAGGTCTTTAGTTAGGATAGGCGCATGGCAACTTTCACAAAGCAATTACTTTCAGGATCATCACAGGGCCAGCCCATCACCGTTGTTCAGACTGCCTCAACCGGCACAACCATTCACGCAACAGGTACTTCCTCAACCATGATTGACGAAGTATGGCTTTATGCCAACAACACTTCTACCTCTCCTGTCTTGCTGACGGTTCAGTTTGGCGGCACAGGTTCGGTACAAAATGCCAAGCCGATTACCCTAGCCCCACAGTCAGGCGATGTTCTTATCGTTGCAGGACTGCCCCTAACAGGCACAGGCTCGGCTGCCACTTCGGTCTATGCCTTTGCCGCAACCGCTTCGGTTATCACCATTAGCGGGTATGTGAATCGCATCGCCTAATGCTCTGGTTAGCGTTGTATGTGATAAGCGTATCTGCAATTATTTTCTGGAATAACGCGAGGTATAAATAATGAGTAATCCGATCCGCAGAGGGCAAGCTGGCTCTCCTGTATCAGGCGGTATGCAAGGCGATAACGCTACGCCATTTGCCAATACTCATTTCATTTTGCCTTATGGCTTGCGCCTTCAACAGACCATCAACGCTGGTACTACATCCGTCACTATCCCTGCTGGTATTACATTCGTGTATGCCATCGCAGTTGGTGGTGGCGGTGGTGGAGGTCTAAGTGGTGCTGGCGCTGGTGGAATTTCTTGGGGTTGGACTCTTGCAAATTCAAATTGCGTGGTTGGCGCTGGTGGAACCGCAGGTAATAATGGCGCATACACTCGTTATGGAAATGTAATTGCTGGCGGTGGCGGTACTAGCGGAAGTTCAGGAACTCTTGGCGGCGGCGGTGGTGGCGGTGTAACTGCTAGTGCTGGTGCTGGTACTTCTGGTACAACTAATTATTGGGGCATACCTGCTGGTGCTGGTGCAGCAAGCGGTATTGTCGGCGGTACTGGTGGCGGTGCAGGTGGCGGCGGTGGTTCATCAACTGCTGGAACAAATGGCGGTGCTGGTGGCAGTGGAATTTCAGGTGGTGGTGGTGGAATCTGCAACGCAAGCGGTTCCCAAACAAATATCGCTGGTGCAGGTGGAGCAGGTTTAGCAGGTGGTGGAGGTGGTAGAGCCTACACATCAACAGGAACATTGACTGGCGGTGTTGGTGGTAGTGGTTATTCACTTTTGAATCCATCAACTCTTTATACAGGCGGCGCACAAAACTCAGGTAATGGCGGCGGTGGTGCTGGTTTGGCAGGCAACGGAAATGCTGCAACCTCAACTGTCGGTGGTGCTGGCGGACTTGGTGGTGGCGGTGGCGGTGGCGGTGCAACAGGCGGCGTTGGCGGCGCAGGACTACTTTACCTTTTCTACTAGGAGACAACATGAGCGTATCGATCTATAACAACCCAACCTTTACTGATTCTCCTTACGGCCTAAAGCTGCAACAAACATTTTCTACTGCTGGAACTTTCTCTGTCACAATCCCCACAGGTATAAACCGTGTCTATGCGATTGTGATTGGTGGCGGTGGTGGCGGTGCAGGAATTATTACTGGTTCAGGTTCAGGCGGTGGAGCTGGTAGTTATTCAGCAGGTTGGACTTATATCTCAAACACCGTAACTGTTGGCGCTGGTGGAACTGGTGGCGCAAATGGCGCAGTAGGAACTGCGGGCGGCGATTCTCTGTACGGAATGGTTTTTGCAAAAGGTGGCGGCGGTGCATCTTTGACTTCAGGTGGGGCTGGCGGTTCTGGAACGGTTGCTTACACAGGCGCACCCGCTTCATCTTTATACAACTGCAACGGCGGCGCTAATACTGTTGGCATATCAGGCGTGTGCGGTGGTGGTGGCTCTATTCAAGCGGGTGGCTCAGGACTAATTGGCGGCGGTGGTGGTTGCAACTCAACTACATCTGGCTCTGCTGGTGGTTCAGGCAACGGCGGTAATGGTGGAAATGGTTTTACAACATCGGGTCAAGCCGCAGGTGGCGGCGGGGCAGGATTTATCTCCGCAGGTGGTAACGCTTCATCTAGCACAGGTGGCGCAGGTGGTTCGGGTGGTGGTGGCGGTGGTGGGGCGTATAACGCAACTACCTCAACAGGCGGCAACGGCGGCTCAGGCGTTGTCTATCTCTACTACTAAGGGCCATAGAATAACCGCTATCATTACACCAGCCTGATCCACAAGAGGCGCTAACAAGGAGAGACCATGGGTCTAATTGACCGTCTAGCAAAAGCCGTAGCACAGCAAATTGAAAAAGCGCCAAGCAATCTACCTGCCGGGTCAGTCGTAATGACCGAACAGCAAATGCGCGATGCACAGCACCAAGGTCAGACTTACGGCCAGCAAACACCTCTCCTGCGTAATCCTCTTATGTCCGGCGTTCCCTTTGGCCCCGGTCAGCCCATCTTGCCCGGCGCTATCAACCCACTTCGTCCAGACGGCCGCCCAGACCCACGCCGCTATGAATATCAGGTAGCGCAAAACCTCAACATCGGCACAGAGCAAAAGCTCGTGCAGTTCTCTACGCTTCGCGGCGCGGCTGAGCAGATTGACATTGTGCGCCGTTGTATCGAAGTACTAAAGGCGAAAATTGCAGGACTCGACTGGGACATCGTTATCGCTGAGGATGCCTCGGAGAAAATCATCTCGGAAATCGGCGGGGATCATGTTCGCGCTATGTCTCAGGCTCGCGCTAAGTTCTCGGACGAGATTTATCGTATGCGTACCTTCTGGGAAAACCCTGACCGCGCTAACGGACTGACCTTTATTGACTGGATGATGATGTCGCTAGAGGAAATCCTTGTCCTCGATGCGTGGGCTATCTGGCCACAGAAAACTGTCGGCGGGGACTTATACGGCTTCCAGATTCTCGATGGCTCAACGATTAAGCCAATGCTCGATGACCGCGGTATGCGCCCAATGCCTCCGCAAGCTGCCTACCAACAGATTCTTTACGGATTCCCGCGCACAGAGTTCATGGCTAACTCGGATGACCCACAGGCAGACGGCGAGTTCACCTCGGACGATTTGTCCTACTTCATCCGCAACCGCAGAGCTAACTCTGTCTATGGCTCATCACCGGTCGAGCGTTGCCTACCCCTAGCCGACCTTTACCTGCGCCGTCAGCAATGGCTACGCGCTGAATACACCGATGGCGTTACCCCAGAGATGATGCTGACCTCGGATGCCGACTTCGGTAACGATCCGCTAGTGATGAAGCAGTATGAAAACATTATTAACGACAACCTCGCAGGACAGACTGAGCAGCGCAAGCGCGCACTCATCTTGCCTGCAGGATTAAAGCCAGAGTTCTATGAAGGCTACGGTGAGAAGTTCAAGGCCGCGCTCGATGAATACCTC